GTGAATGTTCGACTCGACATTAGTCGGTCTGCTTTCGCAGTCACCCATACTTCCAATAAGAAAGGTTAGGGTATGCAGATATACATACCAAAGCGTCCTACTGGGTACAACTATGTGCAGAATGGTAATGTCTTAACGACTATTAACTATTCTCCCACAGGTGTTGAAACCTCTAGGTCTTCGGTATCGTATACTTCTGCTTATCGTACCGTATCCTACAGGAATCACCTGAGTAAGAACGCTTTACGCGCAATTGTCTCTGGTGGTCCGAAGGAATGGAGGTCGCCCTCCAGATACTTACGTACCTCTATGCTTTTCGATTATTCCGAAGGACAAGTCGACTATGTCGATCCTATCACAGGAATTGTTCGTAAACGCATTATCGGTAAACAACCTCAGGTCGGTTATACCGCCTGTGGTCCGTATATATCTGCGGCACTTGAAGCCATAAGTTCATCTAACACTATCAGTAGGCTTGATACAGAGCTTCTGCTCAAGCTTAAGGATATGAAGATTAACTTAGGAGAAGCATTGGCCGAATCACGCGGAACTGTCCGCATGCTTTCGTCCACTGGTTCAACATTTCTTCGCGGGCTGCTTGCAGCTCGTAGAGGAAATTGGTCCCAAGTTGGTAAAGTTTTCGGAGTAACCGGTAAATCTTTGAAGTCAGGTGGGATCTTTTCCGAGCGTTGGTTAGAATACCAATTCGGATGGATGCCCCTTGCTTCTGATATTCACGGTGCCTTCGACCAGTTTCAGACTGGTCTACGGGAACGAGGACAGTTCTTTTCTGTTCAACGTTCACTCTGGGACAACACTGAGTTAAACACCACTTCACTTAACAACGATATAAAAAGTCGTTGTGAGGTGCAGACTAGAGGAAAAGTTTATGCTAGAGTTCGCAATAGTGATATCGCAAATCTAACTTCGCTTGGCCTCGCAGATCCCTTGCAAATCGCTTGGGCTCTTGTTCCTTACAGCTTTGTTGTTGACTGGTTTCTTCCAGTTGGTAACCTGCTTGAAGGAATTGGTGCTACTCGTGGGTTGACGTTCGTTGGAGGTTATAAGTCGTTCGTATCAGAGACATCTGGTATTCACACTTATCGTCCTTCACCGCAAGCCGGGCTCAACATGGTTATAGTCAGGCCTTTTGAATGTAAAGTATCGGTTGCGGCGTATAGCCGTACTCCTTACACTACATTTCCAAATCCTGGTCTATACTATAAGAGTCCTTTCTCAACCAAACATCTTTTCGATGCACTTGCATTGTTTAGACAGCTTTTCTGAAAGGAAAGCAAATGCCTCAACTGCAGAACTTGGTCCTTACGGACCGAGCCGCGACTCCAGTCGCGCACACCTACACTCCGTTGGAGATTACCAACGGCGTTGGAGTTGTGGTCGAGTCCTCGGGGGTTCCCGTGGGCAACAATCGGTTTAGCATTTCTCTGCGCAAGACTTCCACTGGGAAGTACAAAGTGCAGATGAATCTGACTCTGCCGATTGTTCAGAACGAGACGATCAATGGCGTTGTTACGCCAAAGGTTGTTCGTACTGGATATGCTGAGTGTACCTTCACGATCGATCAGACGTCGACCCTACAGGAACGGAAAGACCTTGTCGGTCTTCTCTATTCCTCGTTGGATCCGGCTAAGGTCCTCGTGAATGATACCGTCACTAACCTGCAGGGAATCTATTAATGACCCGTCTTGCCGGCTATATCGCTGGTATTACGGTGCTCATTATAGTCCTTGTTGGCGTGATCAGCATGGCCCTTATCATGAGAGAATCTCATGATAATCAACATAAGGAGATATCCTATGTTACGGAAGGATCGAAAGCGCACGCAGTGTGCCAACCTCCTCCTACCCCTGGACGTAACGAATCGCGTGATAGAACTGACAACTCTCGTTCTCAGTTCTTCAACGGAATTTAAGTTTGAGTACTGCTTATCGCAGTTCCTTACCAAATTCGTTGGACCCGAAACGGATCCCGCAGACGTTACTCGGCAGCGAGCTATTAATAAATTTCTCGCTACCGAAAGGAACAACGAGGCCACAAATGAACGACTCTTAATTACAGACCCTACATACCCTTTGCTCGATCAAATAGTTGATCGAAATAACAAGTGTGTATCAAAGTCTGTATTTTTCGAAGAGTTCATGGTGCGTGCCGCGATGTTTGTGGAGCAGGTGATTGGTTCTACACCCCCAGAGGAGGTGCTTAACGGCAACTTCTCCGGTGGTGCTACAACTAGTCACCGCAGACACCAGGGCTTCCCAGCCCTGAAGTTCCAGGACAAAGCAGACACTACTCCCCAGTGTTGGGACCTTGTTAGAGATTATATCTCAGAGGAACCAATCTGGAGTCATCAACTCAATGAAGTCCATGGTGGACCGAATTTTGTTGATGGTAGCGTTCTGTTCACTGTTCCCAAAAACACTGAGATCGACCGTTGCGCTGCAACGGAGCCCGATCTCAATATGTATTTTCAGAAAGGAGTTGGTTCCTTCATCCGCTCGCGGTTGAAGAAACATAACAACGATCTGAATGACCAATCGATAAATGGAAACCTCGCCAAGATCGGTAGTATAGACGGAAGTCTATTCACACTTGATCTCAGCTCGGCATCCGACAGTATAAGCAGGGAACTTGTTTTCCAGCTTTTACCGATCTGTTGGTATACACATCTAGATGCACTTCGTTCTCACACTACTTGTGTTGATAACGAAACTCATGTGCTCGAGATGTTCTCGTCGATGGGTAACGGCTTTACTTTTGAACTTGAGAGCTTGCTCTTCTGGTCAATCGCTAGAACCGTAGCCTATTTCCGAGGTGTTCGCGGGACTATATCAGTGTACGGGGACGATATTATCGGCCCTTCTGCTATCTATGACGATCTCGTAAAGGTGCTATCGTATCTCGGCTTCGAGAGTAATCTCTCAAAGTCGTATAACGACGGTTCCTTTAGAGAAAGTTGTGGGAAGCATTGGTACAATGGTGTAGCTGTAACGCCATTCTACATTCGACGTCCTATTACCAGACTTACGGATCTCATTCAATTTCTGAATGCTTTACGTAGGTGGGGTGACCAGGAGAATATTGGAATTTGTGATCCAAGGATTGATGATCTTTGGAAAACGTTTTCTCATTATATTCCGTCGATGTATTATGGAGGAGACGATACCAATTCAAACCAAAGTTTGGTTTCTGTTGAAACTCCTCGTTATCGGCTTACGCCGGTTATGAGGAACAGAGGTCACACTGGTGTTGGTGGGTATCTCTTCTGGTTACGACAAAGTTATGAACGTCGACATAGCGTCTGTATCGAGACCTCTTCCGAGAGTATCGATCAGCAACGTTATCGTAAACGTTCGGCGGCGTCAGCAGTGAGTAGGAACAAACCATTACTCCTATCGGAGTTGTGATAGTTCCTGATGACCTCGCATTTTGTGCGAGTCCCGTGTAAAGTCACGGTGGGTGTTTATTTCCTAAAGATTTAAACCTAGG